GGGAGATGTGGCACAAGCTCTTGGCAGTAGCACTGTTAAAGGCGCTATGATGATTGCTATAAGCAATACGATTATTGAGCGTTCCATAACTTGGTCCTTGTTAGTTGCTTACTGCCTACGATTGCCGGAGCGCACGTAGGTATATAAACAACCGTACTTCTAAAACGCGTGTTTCCACGACTTCCCATTGCTGCGTCCTCCTTAGTTGCAATGTTGGTTTGGCTTTTTTAGCAGACATGTTTTTAAATAGTTTTAGTGATTGCTCACAAGGCGTTTGCCCTTTCGATGTAGAAATAATACTACCAAAAGTAGTATTGTGCAACTAAAAATAGTAAATAATTCTACTTAAAGTAGTATTACCTTAAATTTCAAGGATTTATAGGCACAAAAAAACCTCCGATAAAGGAGGCTTTAATATTTAGACACTAAAAAACCCACTATAGAGCGGGTTTAGAGTTCAACTAATTGAGTTAGCGGTGTGCTACTAAAACAGGTTGTCTGCTGCATAACATGACATTTCCACATTAGTCTGAGCTATTGTGTCAGGAAATGCATATTGGAAGTCACTTAGTGATAGGACGGATTTGTTAGAGTTTCCTGAATCTAGGACTTCATTCTTAAAACCATAAGTTATATAGCTATTTATGAAGAAAGTATTTTGTTCACAATCTATATATAGCTGTGTCTTAACATAGTACTCCCCATTTTTCCTACTGGGGTTGTCGTTTATATACGTACCTTGTAGTACTGCCGATATGTACTTGGCATCATGTCTATCGCCTAAAACATTCACATGTACGGGCATGATGGAGTCTACATCTAAAAACGATTGGTATTGGTTGTCACTAGTTTTCCCCAGATCAACCCAATTCGAGGCGCTAGAAAAAGCCGGAAGCATTAAGAGACCAAGCATTATAATTTTCTTCATAAAAAATCCTTTTTTAATCCCAATCTAATGCTTCACAGTATATGCACCATCCTAGTGGTAGTTTATTCACTGATGTAGCGTGCTTCAGGAAGTGGCATATCCAATAATATTCATAAGCTTTCATGCTACTTCCTTATCTATATCTAGTGTGCTTACTATCTACGATACCAACCAACATACATTCGCCCATAGGTATCATCTTTTGATCGGGCCAGTCTGGATTGAGTGGCTTGAGGTACATTTCGTCCTGACTATCGCCAATAACTAACTGCTTAAATGTCGCCTGCTTATCATCGTTGCAATGAATAACAATCAAGTCTCCGTCTTTTAAGTCCCAAGGTGTTATCTCAGGTTCTACATATATTATTTCGTCTGGCTTAAACTCAGGCCACATACTGCGGCCTTGGATAATCAATCCGAATGCTCTTGGCGATAAGTGTGCAGGTCTTGGTATCCAATCAATCACATCATCTATTGTGACCGGCATAACATCTGAAAAACTACCAGCTGCTACCCAGCTTATTACTGGAACCTGATTATCTATCGATTTACTGAAACTTACTTTCTTAGTATCAGCTGGGGTATCTACATCCGATTCATCGTAGCCTTTTGCGGATTTGATGTCGTGTATCTTCTCCATCAATTCTTCAACGGTCATTTTCTTCCCGATTGTACCGCCGTACTCAAGATATGGTGCGGTAGTTTTTAAAGCATCGCTAATAGCATTTAGTCCCTTACTTCTTGGTTTTGCGATGCCTTCACAATACCTTCTGATCATTTCATAGCTAATGCCAGTCTTATCACTTAGGGCATTCTTATCGATATCTCGATCGGCCATTAACTTAGTCAATCGCTTGCCAAACTCCGGATGCTTAATCTCTAATTCGCTCATAATTATTCTACCCTTAGTAGTATAAACACATATTAATCTATATACGCTCTTGCGTCATCACTATTAAAAGTAGTATATTGCTACTTAAAGTAGTATTAAGGAGTGCGCCATGTCTGAAAAAACACCTTTAGAGCAAGCGTTCGATATTTTGGGTAATCCTGCTCAACTTGCTTACGCGCTAGAAATTACGCCTTGGGCCGTCTACAAATGGAACGTTAATAAACCACCAAAAGAACGCTGTTTAGACATCCAAGATTTAACTGACAACCAAATAACTGCTGAACAATTACGCCCGGATATCAATTGGGAGTATGAAAGGCAGCAAAGAAGTTTAGATAAAAAACTAGAACCAGCTTAGCACCTGTATTTAAAGATACAGGCATTCATTTTTAAACAACACGTTTTTATAAATACATAGGACACGCAAATGCAAGTAATAGACGCAGCACACAAGACGGTACACAACGAAAAACACGGCGGTTCTCCTGTTATCGCAGCTCGTATGGGTATGTCAAACAATGTGCTCAACAGCAAAGTTAACCCCAACTGCGACACGCACCACCTACGTTTGGATGAAGCGTTGACCATTATGGAATTTACTAATGACCACAGCATTATCCAAGCTATGGCTCATCGACTTGGTGGTGTGTTTTGCGAAGTGAATGGTGAAGCGACAAAAGATGAGCTGATCATGACCGCGTTATCAGCATCGGCCTGTCAGGGCGACGTGATGGCTGAGATGCACAAGGCATTAGAAGATGGCCGCATAAGCTGCAGCGAGTTGGACGTTCTATCGAACAAGATACAGACCGCTATGTCAGCACTGCAGTCTCTTAATAATCACGTTAAGCGCAAACACGCTAAAGACAATCCGCATTTACAAGGAAAGTAAATTATGACCTGCGACGACTGCCCAAACGCTACTGATGGCAAATGCTGTCACCAATCAATTAGACCAATCCCAGCTTTGATATTTACCGATGCAACAATCTCAACACTCAAGGCGAATTGGAACAAACATTATCAACAGTTAGGAGTATGGCATGTGCTTGAACAACGCAATCTTGTTTGATGAAGCCGCCAATGACGAAGCAGATCGTCATGCTCGAATGATGCGAGAGCAGCTCGACGGCCGCAATACTAAAAATCAAGACGAAGAAAAACCCCAGTCAACGGCGAATTGATGGGGTTTCGTTTTTCTTTTAAAACTTACTAAGGACTTAATTAAACCATGAATAAGAATAATATGCAAGAAATGTCAAAGACCCTAAGCACAGCACTAGCTTACGCTGACCTTGGATGGAAAATATTTCCATGCTGGTCGATAGTCGACGGTAAATGTGCATGCGGTACAGAGTGCAAGTCACCAGGCAAGCATCCGATATCCGCATTGGCGCCTCGTGGCCAAGACTCGGCTACTGATGACAAGGCTGTCATTACGGAATGGTTTACCTCTCATCCTGACGCAAACATTGCGGTCTATCTAGCGGGCAGCGGTCTATGTGCAATCGATATTGATCCGCGCAATGGTGGTGACTACACCATGGAAGAGTTAGAAAGCGAACATGGGGAGCTGATTGCTGATGTGGTCCAACTGACAGGTGGAGCGGGTGAGCATCGTTTGTTCTTGCGTCCTGATGGCACATTACCCGGTAAGTTGGGCAAGGGCGTGGATGTAAAGCTTAACGGCTACATTATCGCTGAGCCAAGTAACCATATCAGCGGTGGCGAATACATTTGGGAGGCGTCAAGTTGCCCATTAGATGGAGCAGTGGCAGGACCATTGCCTGATTGGATTCGCTCATTCAGTACGTCGCAAGCTGCAGACAGTAACAACGATGTCGCGATCAACTTTGGTATGGATGATAGCCAATATTATGACGTGTTAGAGGCGCTGCCATTTATCAGCAGCGATGACCGTGATACATGGTTGCGTGTCGGTATGGCGTTATTTTCTGCCAATGATAAACGTGCATACGAGATTTGGTGCAACTGGTCAGCTGGTAGCGATAAGTATGACCATGATGATCAATACCGCGTATGGCGCTCGTTCCGTCATAAAGGTCTTGATAGCGTCGATGTGCCGACTATATTTCATATGGCGCAGGATAGCGGCTGGATCAATACAAAGTCTGGTACCAATCTATCAAGTGGTCAAGATGCTGATTATGACGCCGAGGATGTGATGATTGAAAAATATAGTAGCGCAGAGCAGGTGCCAGAATATTTGAAATTCATACCAGTCAACACACTCAATAACGTAACAGACTGGATTGAAGGCAACAGCCGCCAACCTCAGCGTGAAATAACGGTACTAACGGCGCTATCACTAGCTTGCACATTGGCTGGTCGTAATTACGCATCTGAAGAGAACAACACAAGCTCTATGTTCTTCATGCTGCTTGCTGATACTGGTATCGGTAAGAACTATGCCAAAACATCCATTCAAACATTTTTAGTTGAGTCGGGGCTTGAGACACTGCTATCAGGTAGTGGTAACACATCACCAGGCGCTGTCTATACCGCGCTATGTAAGTCACCTTGTCACATACAGATTACCGATGAAGTTGGTAAGCAGTTAGCGACCGCTAGAAAAGCCAACAACGGTCAAATGGCTGAAGCATTCAGCACGCTAACAGAAGCTTATTCGGCTACCACGTCTTATATGATCCCTAAAAACTACAGTCAGCTTGGCGATATTGCCAAAGGCAAGGCGACAGCTGAGAAAAACATTGTCATCCATTGGCCCGCCATAACAACACTTGGTATTGGTACGCCTGGTCAGATATTTGACAACTTGAGTACAGGTGAGATTGAGGATGGTTTCCTGAACAGACAAGTTGTCATCCAAGCGTCCGAGCCATTGGCAGAACGCCGCCGCATTAAGAAAAAGCCGGTACCAGAATACTTAAAAGAGTGGGCTCAAGATATACGCCATCCGCAGCCGCAAAGCCGTACTGATTTGACGGGCAATGTTGATAGCTATGATTTAACGCCTACACCGAAAACAGTAGTGATCAGTGATGAAGCTATGGACTTGTTTGATGATTTGCTCGATAGCTTGGAAGCGCAAGAAAAAGAGGGATTGTTTCAACTGCCAGATTTAACGCGCCGCTGGGTTGAAAACTCGATGCGATTAGCGACCGCCTTAGCAGTGTGCGAGAACGCAGAGAATCCAGTCGTTACGGATCTGATTGCTGATTGGTGTATTGCTTACGTGGTCTTTTATGGAAAACGATTCATGCGTGCAGCTGCGACCAATGTGGCTGATGGTGAGTTTCACCGCTTATATCTCAATGTACTGGATTTGGTAAGCCGCGCAGGAAGTAAAGGTATGACACAAAGAGACTTGTCACGACACAGTAGATTGTTTGCATCAACCAAGCCCCATGATCGTGATCAAGTATTTAAAGCACTGCTTATCGAAAATCAAATTATGCAGGTCTCTATACAAAAAAGTTTTGGCGCAGGTCGAAAGAGAGTGTGTTTTATCACTCCAGATAATTTTAACGATGAAAAAATGCAAGCTGCTTGATTTATATTGTTGTCAATTGTTGTCATAGGGGGTGTAGACGTTAAGTCGCTATATATATCAAGGGTTATAGAATTGTTGTCATACTTTTTAAGGGGGTATATATATCTTATTAATAATAAAAAAAGGGCATACCTATGCTGCAACAATGACAACAATTCTACAGGCTATATAAATAAAGGGGTCTTAACGTCAGCAGAGGGTATGACAACAATTTGCAAGAAATGACAACAATAGAGATTTTACGAGGTTTGAATTAAACAGTGTTAACTCAAGAACCCTTACTATACATGGGCTACAGACGATAAGTCAAACAATATAAAAGCAAATATTTATTAAAAGGGAATATTAAGAATGACCAGACTAACCCTGATAGCAGAATTAAGCATTCCAGCAGTACCGCCAAGCATGAACGACTACACAGAACGCGCTCGTAATGGCGGCACAATACTCACTGAACGCTCAAGAGAGTTTAAGCGCACCGCTTACCAGTCAATTGGACGCCACGCACCTCACAAGCCATCTGAGAAGCGTATAGCAGTGGAAGTAACCATCTATGCAGCCGACAAGCGTGACTCAGATATTGATAATCGCAATAAGCTGATACTGGACGCATTGGAAGAGGCTCAGTTTATCAAGAACGATAGTCAGGTTGATGAGATACATACTTACCGCGGTAAAGAGATCGTACCTGGTGGTCGTGTCGATATCGTCGTTTGTGAGATTGATGACAGGCGACAGTTGACGAAATAACGCAGTATAAAAAAGTATATCGAAGTTTATAAATGTTTATTGGTGAATAGGATTGGAGGATAGGCCGATGGGAGATTTAACAGTAGGGCATACCGAGGCAAAGGTTGTATGCAGTAGATGCACAGACATCTTTAGAGCCACTTCAATCGATCATCTTTGTTTTGATAAGAATGGTCATTGCCAAAAGTGCAGAGCAGAGTTAAGCGGTAAGTATGCAGACGGCAAGTCGCTCATGATTGAAAGCGAGGACAACCAATGATCACTAACGAGGAAACTTACACCAACAACGAGACTGGCCAAGCTGTCTTGGTACTGATGACCAATGATCATTATGTGCACTTTCAATCTGAAGGGTTTATCAAGCATTTATTTAAGTATGAATTTTTAGAACAATACACAGTGGAGCCAAAAGCATGAACAACCTACTAGCTAATAGATTTGCAACCAGTGACCGTTTAGCGATTTACGACATGGAGTGGCTGCAGCAAGGTATGGGCGTTAAGACAGTTAAGTTTGATATTGGTGCTGGTGGGTTGCCTCCTGAAGTGAATTGGGAAGATAAAGCCGCGGCTATTGGATTGATCAAGAGCAGAACGGGCAGAGCGCTTGCTTCACTCTTATTATGGGGAAACAACGACCAATGGGAGTGGTCAGAATCGTTCGACATGGTGGTTAATCACTTAGCAGCCAATATGATCAAGTATTGTGTAGATGATGGTAGAGGCGCACCAAAGAGCAAGTACACGCTTAATGAGCTGGCATACAAGATGGCTCGTATGACGTTGCACTTTGAATTATACAATTTGTGGCCGCTGTATTCAGTCGAGGGTCGCTTGCTCTTTAGCGGTATCAATATGTCGGCGAGCTCATACAGTCAGATATGGTCCAAGTATCAAGAGAAGATGCTGCATGATCTTGATTACCTGATAGGGTTTATTAATCAAGACGTAGATAATTATCGGCATAACTTGACCCTTGCTAACAGTTGATGCTATATTTCGTAGTATGGCGAATGCCAACCAAATTTAGGGTGTTTCGATGATAAAGCGTATAGTTGAGCGATATTGTTTGAAACAACTTGGATTAATCACTCGATTGCAAGAAGAAAGCAACGAGAAGATGTCCGCAGATCCTACCTATGTCGAAAGCTACGGTTACCACAAGCAAAAACGCTCACTGGTAATAGCAGCGACAAAATATAATACAGCTATCGATTTATTCTTGAAAGATTCAGAGTTTAAGAAAATAGAAATAGAGTTGTAGCAATAGGCCTTATCTAACTGATAAGGCTTTTTTTTGTGCCCATGATTTGCCCGAATATGTGATTTTCCATATCGGGCTTTTTTACGTCTACGATTTAGCAGGGATGCTAACCATGTGCGATCTAACCAACCAACAAGCTTATGATTATTATCATGAGGTAACCGAGTCGTGCGCCAAAGCTTATTGGCTACAGTTTCTACGAGACAGAGCAAATAGAGGCGTGGAAGGCGCCCAAGGTTTTGTAGATAAGATTGAGTTTTGTAATTAACCCCTTTTGCCTCCCTTGATTGGACGAGGCATTTTTAACACTCGCTAATTGGAGGTGAGCATGTCGAAAAAGCTCACTAACACTAAGCATCAAATGTTCGTTGATGAGTACATAATTGACTTCAATGCTAAAGAAGCGGCCATTAGAGCAGGCTATAGTCCAAAGACGGCAGCACAGCAAGGCTATCGATTATTGCAAGATGAAGACATCTCTGCTGCTATTGATGAAGCTATTGCCAAACGCACTAAGCGCATGCACATCACGCAGGACCATGTTTTAGGGTTGTGGTGGCAGATTGCCAACGCTGACTATAACGAGCTGTCTAGCGTGCGTCGTGTTGCTTGTGGTTACTGCTATGGTGACAACATCACGATGAATGATGACGATGATGCGCGAGAGATTGACCCAAGCCGTGAACCTAACCCTGATTGCGGTATATGCAGAGGTGAGGGTTCGCCTCATGTGCATATTGCTGACACTAGCAAACTGTCACCTGCTGCCAAGCTCGTTTACCAAGGCGCCAAAGAAACTAAGTTCGGCATTGAGGTTATGACAGCTGACCGCATGAAAGCGCTTGATAACGTGGCACGTCATTTGGGTATGTTTAAAGATACGGTGAACCATGTGTCGGAAGATGGAAGTATGACTCCAGTTACCAACAACTTCAACGGTGACGCTCAAGCAGCAAGCCAAGCGTATCAGGATATTATGGGTGGTAAATAATGCCTATCCCTTTTGCATTTGATTTTAAAAACCCTGATTACGCTCAAGTATTCGAATGGCGTATCGAGCGATTACAGCGCATTAGAAAAAATCCTGAGTCATTAGCAGCCCTAAAAGCGTTCTACAAAGACAATCCAGCTCAATTTATTATCGATTGGGGTGTGACTTACGATCCACGTAATATTGAGCGCGGCTTGCCGTCATACATACCGTTTTTGTTATTCCCAAAGCAAGAAGAGTGGATTCATTGGCTGATGGACGGTTGGAAGTTGCAAAAACCGTCCATTACGGAGAAAACACGAGACATGGGTATGTCGTGGCTCATGATGGGCTTGTCATGCTCACTAGGATTGCATAATCACGGCTTGTCTGTTGGCGTTGGTAGTCGTAAAGAAGAATACGTTGACCTAATTGGTAGTCCTAAAGCACTGTTTGAGAAAGGCCGTATGTTTTTGAGTGGCCTACCTCCTGAGTTTCGCGGCGGTTGGATTCGTGAGAAGCACAGCCCCTTTAAGCGAATAATATTACCTGAAACGGGCAGTGTGATTACTGGCGAAGCAGGTGACGGCATTGGTCGTGGTGACAGGGCGTCATTGTATTTTGTTGATGAGGCCGCCTTCTTGGAGCGACCGCATCTTGTTGATGCTTCACTGTCAGCTACCACTAACAGCCGAAATGATATATCTACGCCCAATGGCATGAGCAATTCGTTTGCACAGCGCAGACATAGTGGGCGTATTCGCGTTTTTACGTTCCATTGGCGTGATGATCCGCGCAAAGATGACGCTTGGTACGACAAACAGCTTGATGAGCTTGACGCGGTAACAGTTGCTCAAGAGATTGACATTGACTACGCTGCATCGGTTGAAGGTGTATTGATACCGTCGGCATGGGTACAGTCTGCTATTGATGCTCATAAAAAGTTGGGTATCGCTATCAGCGGCAGCAAGATTACGGCGCTCGATGTAGCTGATGAAGGTATTGATAAAAACTCTATTGCTGGTCGTCATGGCATATTGCTCAATCACTTAGATACATGGAGTGGCAAGGGTTCAGATATATTCGCCACGTCTAAAAAAGCAGTTGAGGCAACCGCTGACAGTCAATCAGAATACTTTTTGTATGATGCCGATGGTTTAGGTGCAGGTGTCAAAGGTGATGCCAGGGTAGTGAATGAGCAACGATTAGGGCTACCTGATGTTGATGCTCACCCTTTCCGTGGTTCGGCTGGTATCTATAAGCCCGAGCGTGAAGACATTGTTGGCAAAAAGAACAGCGATGCTTTTGATAACTTCAAAGCACAAGCTGGATGGGCCTTACGCAAGCGCTTCTTATTGACACACAGGGCGGTCGCTGAAGGTATGGACTTTGAGCCAAGCGATATCATCAGTATTGATAGTACGCTTGTAGAGTTGTCGACTTTGACTACCGAGCTTTCACAGCCGACCTACTCAAAAAATAATGCAGGCAAAATATTAATCAATAAGAAACCTAAAGGCACACCATCGCCAAACCGATTTGATGCGGTGATGATGGTGTTTGCTGACAATATGGTTGAGAGAACCAGAAAACAAACATACGCCACAGCAGGCAAACGCAAATATTAGGTGACAAGATGGCTATATCAGATTGGTTTAACTTTAAGCAAAAGCCGCTTGCCACCAGTGTAAGCAAGGCAACGAGTGGCGGCGCTCTATACTCAGAGCAAGCTATCGATAAGATGAACGTGTTTTTTGACAACCTGATGAAGTTCGATACTGATGAGGTGTTGAGCAATGCAGGTTTGTCGCGTCACCAGTTGTCTGTGCTGTTATCTGATGATGAGATTGACGGTAAGATAGAAGTGCGTAGTGATAACCTGCTGCAAGCTAAGTACACACTGTCAGATGGTGATAGCGATATATCAACGTTTATCTATGAGCAATTAGATGAACACTTAGAAACTATTTTGACCGCCGCACTCAACGCCAAGTTATACGGTTATAGCGTGACAGAGATAACGTGGGATAAATACACAAAGAACCGATCAGGCGTATTTCAGCCTTTATCGGTCGTTGAAAAGCCGATGCAATGGTTTGAACCTAAGAACGACGGTCGCTTACTGTGGTTCGCCAATAATGGCAGCCAAGGCATTACCGTTGATACTGACTATAAGTATCTATTGCAGCAGTACAAGCCAACGTATGCAGAGCCAAAAGGTAAGGCGCTACTTAGCCGCGTGTATTGGCTGTGGTACTTCAAGAAAAATGGATGGCAGTTTTGGTCTAAGTTTCTTGAGCGATTCGGTGCGCCATTGCTGATTGGTACGAGTGAAGGAGATCCGCAAGCATTAGCAGACGCATTAATGGCAGCACACAATCAATCAGTCGTTGCTACGCCAAGCACTGATACAGTGCAGTCAATCAGTGCGACCAGCAATGGTGAGGCGTTTAAGTCTTATGACGACGCTATAAATAAGCGCATTGCTAAGTACCTGCTAGGTCAGACACTCACAAGTGGTACTGACACTGGCGGCACTTATGGTCAAGGCTTGGTACATCAAGACCAACAGCAGCGCATTTTAGATGGTGACAAGAAGTTTGCTGAACGATATGTGCAGCGGTTTATTGATACTATCTGTCTGCTAAATGGTTATGAATCACCAACTTTTAACTTTACTTTTGAAAAAGGTTTGCAGCCTGAACGTGCAGAGCGGGATAGTAAGTTGTATAGCCAAGGCGTGAGATTTACTGAGTCTTACTATGTTGATGCTTATGATTTTGACCCTGAGTATATCAAGATAGTTGAGGATGTAGCAGCGCCAGTTATGCAGCTATCAAGTAAGCCTGTGCGAGCGCTACAGTTTGCAGAAAACGATAATGACGAACAATTCACACCTGAGCAGCAAGAGCTTGAGCAAGTGGCAGATGATGCGCTAAATGCGAGCGTACAGCCGTTTGATACCAATGCGGTCTTATCAGCTATAAGTAACGCTACGGACGCTGACAGCTTACGTGAGTCGCTATTTAATCTATGCGGTGAAGGGTTGGCTGATATTGAGTTTACACAGTTGGTTAATACGGCTATTCAGGTCGCTGATGTGCATGGCTTTGCTGATGAATCGAGTGAGGTTTGATTATGCAAGCAATACTGTTTGGTCTAGCCGCGGTTATTATCTATTCAATAGGTATAGCTATGGGCTTATGGATCGGTCGTCCAAAACGCTATAAAGACTGGGACGATATGGCTAAACGCATAAACAGTCGCAGGTCTTTGAATGGAAAGGCAACCAATCATGAGGTTCGCTTGGATAATCAAGGTCAACGGCCAATACCACCAAAAACTCCAATGCCCATGCCAAAGAAACCTAAGAAATAAAGTGAGCAACCAATGGCAACGACAACAGCAGCATTTGACGTAAAGTTTATCGAAGCCATTGCTTACGCGCTTAATCGTAACGTGGTATTACCTGATGAATACTATGACCGCATGACACCGATACAGCGTCAGCAAGCGGTCTCTATCGCAGGACTGGGGCAGACTGAGCAGATCAAGCACGTCATGAGCTTGGTGAACGACCAACTCGACAGCGGTGGCACGTTTGCAGACTTTCAGAACGCGGTCAAAAAGGGTGATATTGATATTAATCTGCCAAGGCATCGGTTAGATAATATCTTTAGAACTAATATACAAGGCGCTTATGGCCGCGGTCGATGGTATCAGCAGCAGCAAAACAAAGATGAACGCCCATACCTTATGCGTGACGGTATCAATGATATTAGACAGCGCCCAGCGCATAGGGTGCTAAACGGTGTTGTCAGACATATCGACGATCCTTTTTGGCAGAAACATTATGCGCCTGACGGGTATCGCTGTCGTTGCATCATGCGTTCGCTTACCGAATCTCAGGCTCAAGCAAAAGGCATTACTGATGATGGTGACTTGCCTAATGTACCAAATGATAAAGATTGGATTGGTGGTACTCCTGCCCAGTACACGGGCAACATGAACAAGCTAGTCAATGACAAGATAGCCGAACTCGCTATCACGTACTACAAGCAGTCAGATGCGATTTTGGCAGCAAGACAGCGCATTGAGGCAGCAATTACAGTTATGTTAGCGCAGCCAGTGCCAGAGCTTGCTTTGATGATTGATGAGGCACAAGCATTGATTGAGGAAGAGAGCGAATGAATAAGCGCAAACGATTGCTCGAAGCTATTGTGCTGATAGCTGATATAGCGATGACCATCTACACCAAGCGCAAGAAACAAAAACAAGACCGCCGATAAGGGCGGTTTTTTAATGGGTGAATATTATGAGTGACTGGATTGATGTAAATGAGCGCTTACCTAATGATTTGCAACAAGTGCTGATTGCGCATTACGAAGGCGGGGTGATGCAAGCCGAGTATCAGGAGCGATACCCTAAAAATCAGCCGCATGAGCATCGGTTTTTAACACCTTACGGCAACGAAATTTACGATGTCAAAACCGAGTACCCAGCAATCACGCATTGGATGCCGCTACCAGTATCGCCGACTATGCAAGCGCATTACGATAAAAAAAAGGTAATTGTATGAATAAATTTAACTTTGACGATGCGCCTATTGATGCCGCTTATCAGTTTTTAGCAGGTGACGTACAGACGCAAATTGAAAAGACAGGCGATAAGACTAAGCGCACGTTTAGCGGTGTTGCTTATCATGGCGGGCAGATTGATGACCACTGGTATTGGGGCAACCTAGTCTTTGACTTAGATAATCTCGATTTGGCAGACGGCAAAGTGCCAATGCTAGTAGAGCATGACCGAGATCAGCGGTGCGGCTTTATCAATAGCCATAATATCGGTGATGCCGGTCTGAGTATCGATGGAACGCTGCTATCAAATGAGCATGGCACGACAATCGCTAATGATGCCGATGGCACGTAGTAAGCAGGTTTACTCTCAGATCCGTTATTGACTACCGAAAAGCCTAGCTGACCATGTTTGGCTTTACGGTGTAGCTCAGGCTTTGTTAATGGTGGTAGGTAATCGCTTGCCACCTTCTCAAGCGGTATGAGTGGTGTAAAACCGTACCGCATGATGAGCATTTGCTCTGTGTTGAAGTTAGTCATCATCTGCCTCGCTTTTTTAACTGACATTCATGGCAAACACCTTTGCCGTCCATAGGGTAATACTCGTCCGAATCCATAAAGCACTTTTTACCGCAGTTAGTGCATAACTTAAACTCACTCACAATCACCCCCTTTATTATTTTGCATAGTGCTAATAAACGGCGTCAAATCAGGCTTGCTATAACTATCAGGCTTCGCAATCTTACCGTTAGCATCAAACTCAAACTTACCCTTCACCATCTTGCTATTGTTTGAGCGTATGACTTCTTTTAATGCACCCTCAATATCAAAGCCCATCATATAAGCCACACCAGTAGCGGTTACGATTTGGTCGCAAAGTGCATCTAGTAGTTCGATTTTACTTAGACCGCCATGCTCACGAACCATCATGCCAACAATAGAGTTTGTATAACCCTGCTTGTAGTCATTGGCGTTCTGGTCAACAAAGTGACACATTTTAGAGTCACCTAGTGATAGGTGCATTTCTGCCACTTCTTCAAAATGACAACCGATCTGAGTGCAAATATCCTTATTCGTCGGCTCAGGCTTCGCAGCTTTAAACCAGTTTGCAATATCAGTGATAGAGTCAGGCTTAACATACGGCTGCATTTGACTTGCATAGTGAGTATTCTCTGCCCAGTGTTTGCCATAATCGATGCTGTCAACCTCTTTAGGTTGACGACCACCGTAATTAACAATGAAAGGCAATTCTTTTGAATTAGGGTTGTTTTTAATGTTGTATCTGAAAATAAGGTTGTCATCCGCTATCCATAACGCACCTTTATCGAGTTCACATACAGATGGGTCATTTCTTACTTTTTCGCTTATCTCAGTCCAACCCAGCGGCTTTAACGGTAAATTACTCACAGTTGTTCTCCTTGCTTGCGCCGCACGTCTCGCAAACGCTTGGCAATTCCAAATCAATTTCTAGCAGCTCAGCGGCTAGGGCTTCCATTTCTTCTTCTGTAGGTGTTGTCATAATCCGACTTCCTTAGCTGTTAGGGTTTCGCCTTTATGGTCAACCGGCACAGCATAACGCCAAGTCACATCGCCACATTTGAATCTACCGTCGTTCGTGATACTCGTAACAACAGCAGCCGTTTGGTGAAACTCGGCAGTCGCATCGTTTTCATCGCTAACCACAGCTAAAACCCAATGCTTTCTACTTTTTATATATCGGCACAAATCACTACCTGTCAGCTCCTTGCGCTCGATTAGCGAGTTTTGCCAGTTGGTTGTGTCGTACTGACCAATTAATGCGTGCTGTCTACAACCATTGCTATGCGCCCAACTCCATAACCCACCCTTTACAACTGGTTCAAGCTCAAACTTTAAAACGGCACCCTCACTTGTCACAACAGCCCACTTTATCTGCTCAGGCTCTCCATCAAACACTGACTGATCGAGTTGCTTGAGTTTTGGCTTAACTAGCCCGAGTCTTACAGCATGTCTAGCTAGTGACTCTTCCACAGCTACCGCATTTTCCTCACACTTGGCATCGTATTCAGGGTCAGGTAGTGCGTGGTTTAGCTCAGTTGTCAGCTCATCAAGATAGGTTAGTGCTTTATCCATTTTTTTGATTTTCTGACGCATATCGTAGTTTTGGACTTCTAGCTTTCTAACTTTATTAGCCAGTCTTTTTTTACTTATTTTCATATCCATTCCTCACGCATAAATGCGTATGTAAGAGTTATCAAAATCAACATCGTCGTGTCCTTTCGACATCTTGTCTGCCATCTGTGCGGCAAGGTCAACGATGTTCTCTTTTGCTATTTCAGTTTCTGTGGCCCACTCAAGCTCAGCAGGCTCAATGCTTTTATCAAACTTAAAGAGCTTGACGCCTACCAAGTAACGGCGCGGGTTCTTAAATATCTGATAGCTATTCTTTAGCCAATCGTCACAGCGGATCACGTTCTTGCGGATAGTCTCATCGTCTGTCTCACGCTTAAATGTGAGCTGCATATAACCAGTGAACGACTTGACGAATTCGCCATCATCGCGCTTCTGTTGGACGGCTTGGTTACGCTTACGCTGTGCTAGCTTCTTGCGCTTATCACGGTTTTTAGGTTTTGGCATGGTTGATACCTCAAAACGGAATTAAGTTGCCAGCATTGCTGGGCATATAGCTGATGACTTTCGGCATTGTTGGCGTGTTGCCATACTGATATTTTTTGACCTGCATGAATTTACCTTGCGGATCTCGTTGGCACATGATGCGAGTCGGTAGGGCGATAGTGCCTTGGCTTGGATCATGGATAACCTCAAGTGCCTCATCTACTGTGAAAGGTACGTCAGCATGTGGCATATGGTCAGACCACCATTGGCAGCCCATACGTAATGCAAAGCCGTCGTGTTCAAAGCACTTCCATTCGCTGATTGGTTCTTCAAGCTCGCTGTAGAAGTAATCAATCCGCATAGTTGGCGGTTTGCCATTCTTGCCAGGGTGCTTGTAGTAGCCAATCTGCTGCACATCAAACCATTCTTCAGGCGGCGCTTGAAAGCCATGCAAAGGCATTGCTTGACCTGCTTTGAAACCGTGCGGGTCTTTGCTGTCTGAAGGCATGAAAGCACCACACTCTTGACACTCATCAAGATGAATAGGGTTAGGGTTGCCACAATCAGGACAATACTTGAACGGAGCACCTTGCTCAGTCGTGCTGTTCTGCTTGTTGCGACCTTTGATCAAGTTGACTGGACCTAAGTCACGAGTGGTCGACGTATAGTCCAGCCACAAGCAATCCTTTTTACCGTCAGCTATTCGCATACCACGTCCAGCAATCTGTACGTACAAGACTGGTGACTTGGTGGGGCGTAGTAGGGCGATAAGGTCAGTTTCAGGCGCATCAAATCCAGTGGTCAAACAAGCGACGTTCACTAAGCAGTCAATGCCGTCAGGATGCTCATGTGGCAGCTTATAATCTAGCAATATGGCATCACGTAGACTTGCGCGTGTTTTGCTTGTGACGATACTGGCCTTGATGGTGCCGCGGCTTTTTATCTCATCAAGCACCGCTTGAGCGTGAGCAATGGTGACGCAGAATACGAGCCACTTGTTACGCTCAGAGCCACGGATAAACATATCATCAACCGTTGAGCGAATAATGGCAGGATCAATAACCGCCCCTTCCAAGTCTTTGTCTCCC